TTCGTCGACATTTTCAAGTTCTGGTACAGGTTCGTTAGACATTTATATACATCAGGAAAAATCAAATTGAGTTTTTTCGCGGAAACGTCCGAAAAAAAAATCTCTGCTTATAGTACAAAAACAAACAAAATGGCCGGTGGTCTCATGCAACTCGTCGCCTATGGCGCCCAAGATGTCTACTTGACTGGTAACCCAAAAGTCACTTTTTTCCAGGCGGTTTACAAACGCCACACTAACTTTGCGATGGAAACCATCGAACAAACTGTTAACGGTACGGTCGGTGCCTCTGGCCGCGTCTCCGTTACGATCGCCAGAAACGGTGATTTGGTCGGCGACATGTACGTCGAACTTCAATCCGCCGCGGCGAACTCCCTCTCATCCGCCGGTGATGACTGCAACTGGGTCGCCGAGCGTGCGATCGCGTCCGCTGAATTGTCCATTGGTGGTCAGCGCATTGACAAGCACTACCAACGCTGGTGGCGTTTGTACTCCGAGCTTTACTTGGATGAATCCAAGAAGGCTAACTGGGGTAAGATGACCACTGCGATCACCGGTAACACTGTGTACTTGCCTTTGATCTTCTTCTTCAACCGGAATCCGGGTCTTTATTTGCCATTGATCGCCCTTCAATACCACGAAGTGCGCATTGACTTCGACCTTGCGTCCACCTTCTCCACCTACTTGAGCACCTCCGTGTTCAAGGTCTGGGCGAACTATGTGTACTTGGACACCGAAGAGCGCCGACGCTTCGCGCAAAAGGGTCACGAGTACCTCATCGAGCAAGTGCAACACACTGGCTCCGACACCGTCACTGCGGGCTCCACCTCCAACAAGCGCCTCAGCTACAACCACCCAGTCAAGGAATTGGTGTGGTGCTTCAACGACCCAGCGACCGCGAACACTGCGACTTCCTTGTGGAACTTCACCACTGCCCCAGGTGCGACCTCCATCGTTCTCGAGTCCAACGCGTTCGCTGAAATCTCTGGTAACTGCTATGTGCCAACCACCTTCGCGTCTGGTGTGCCACTCGTGAAGTGCGGTGAAGCTGGTTCCATTGTTGACTTCACCGAAGAAGCTGCGGGTCCATTGACTGACTTCAAGTTGGTCCTCAACGGTCAAGACCGATTCAAGGCCCAAAAGGGTAAGTACTTCAACCAAGTGCAAGCGTACAACCACCACTCTGGCTGCCCATACCCAGGTGTGTACTCGTACTCCTTCGCGCTCAAGCCAGAAGAACACCAACCAACCGGTACTTGCAACTTCTCTCGTATTGACAACGCCCAAGTCGCGGTCACCATCCCAGCGGCGGCGGCCTCCACCACCATGCACATGTTCGCGGTCAACTACAACGTTCTCCGCATCCAAAGCGGAATGGGCGGGCTTGCATTTAGCAACTAAGCTAATTACCGCTTAAGTATGTATAATCTCGTCGCGTTTTAAAAAATATAAACACAAGTATTAAGATACAAACAAATATCTTAATATCTGTTTCGCGTTTTTTAGTTAAAGATAATATCAGAACATATTGTAGATGACAACAAAAGTCTGTAAAGAATGTCACGAAGAAAAGAATCTCGTCGAGTTTCCTAAACACAAGCAGATGAAAGATGGTCATTTAAATCAGTGTAAGTCGTGTAAAAGTAATTACCAAAAGAAATACGGGCAGGATAATAAGGAAAGGTTATTATTGAACGCAAAAAAGCATTACGAGGCTAATACTGAACAAATAAAGGAGCGCGTGAGAAAACATTGGAACGATAATGCTACAGAAATAAATGAAAAGAGACGAGAACGATACAACAACGATGAAGAATATAAGAAAAAACGCAGGGAAGAAGTTTCAAAATCCAATGCTAAATGTCGCGGAGAAAGAAGAAAAAAGGCAAAGGAAGAAAGGAGTGCTTCATACCTCCTTGAATTGTGTCGTAAAAGAATGTGGCACGCATTCAATGGAAGAGGGGCAAAGTCTGATAAAACGAAGAATTTACTTGGATGTGACGGAGATTTTTTGAGGCAGTATTTGGAAGGCACAAAGGTCGAGGGAAAGGATTATTCTAACGCTCATATAGATCATATCGTGCCATGTTCATCCTTTGATCTCAGCGATGAAGAACAACAGAGGAAATGTTTTCATTATACAAATCTTCAACTGCTCCCAGTCCGTGAAAATCTCGAGAAAAGCAACAAAATAATCTTCACGTAATTTAAAACACAATGGCTGAAGAGCAAACCAAGCAACAACAAATGGGAGTCTGGATTCCAGTGTCAATCCTCGCTTTGGGTGTGATCGCGACCGTTTTCGCGATGTCCCGCAATGGTCGTAATGGATATTTCAAACTTAAATAAATGACACATGTAATAACAAATGCAGGACATTTACACAGATGGTAGTTGCCTCGGCAACCCTGGTCCAGGTGGGTGGGGTGTTGTTGGCCCAGGATTGAGAATCTCTGGGGGACAAGACAACACTACAAACAACGCTATGGAAATGACTGCAGTCGTTAAGGCGCTTCAACAGTGTCTCGCACGCGACATTCTTGAGATAAGGCTATTTACCGATAGTAACTATGTCAAGAATGGTATAACTTCATGGATTAAGAATTGGAAAAGGAATGGGTGGCGTACAGCTGCGGGTACACCCGTTAAGAATAAAGAACTGTGGATTGAAATTGATACACTCTCTCAAAAAATGAAGTCTGTAGAGTGGCGTTGGGTCAAAGCACACAACGGAGACCCACAGAATGAATTAGTAGACTCTCTCGCGTATCAGGAGGCGACAGAGATTAAAAATGCCCGCGTAAATTAATGGGTGAAGAAGTGGTGTGCGAGCACAATCCGTGGTGTGATAAGCAAGAGAAGCTTCTCAAATCATGGGCGCAGAGAGCTGCGGGATATAGATGGCTCCACAATCACGCCCGTCTTCACTATAAAAAGCAAAATGACTACCTGTCATATCCAAGTATAGTAATAGCGAGTATCACAGGTGTAGGTGGTTTTGCGGTTCTCAACCCAAGTGGGAATGAAGATTTGGACCCCTCTACGAGAACTAAAATTATGATTGTCCAGTACTTTTTTGCATTCCTCAATGTAATTGGTGGTATTCTCACGAGTATTTCAAAGTTTAGTCAAAGCTCTACTCTATCCGAGAATCACTCTGTGATGTGCGTTCAGTATTCCAAATATTATAGAAATATAGATATGGAATTGTCCCTTGAGGCCAGAGATCGTTCGTGTGTGATAGATTTTGTCAAGAAGTGTCGTGAAGAGTATGATAGACTTCTTGATGACGCGCCAGATATTCCAGCAATATCCATACAGGCATTCAATTTAGAGTTTCCAGATAGGGAAAACAAGCCGGATGTGTGTAACGGTCTTAGCATTATAGTGAGTGATGAAACCGCATCAGAACTCACGTCAAAGAGAGCTGTGACGAAGTGGCTTAATACTATAGCTGGTGTAAGACGAAAAAGTAGAGATATTCGTAGAGATCAAAGTGTGGATGAGTTAGCTAGAATGGAGAGTGCATGATTTATCTGCGACAAAAGCATAGAAAGTTGTAAATAGAACTAATGTGGGTAACAAAACTTTTTGCCTCTGTGGGAACAGGGCCAGACCCAAAATGAGTAGACACAATATATACATGTACAAAAATTGTGTGTATTCAACTATAGCTCTTGTGTAACGATCAAACCCTGGAGAACCTGGGTACGACACAAAGATGGCATCCGTATCATGTTTCTTAT